GCTGTGTTGCCATCAATGCCATTGGTTTGGTAACGGTAATGGTTTTGTCGTTTTCTTCTACAAAGCGAGCAATAACCTCGTCACCGCCTGTGGTTTTGATTGTGATTGTATCGTTTGCCTTGTATGGAGTTTCAATGATCATAGAGTGTGTCCTGTTCCTGTGTAACCTGTTTCTTCAATATATTTGGTAAAATCTGCATAGCCGCCGACCTTGAGTCCATTCACAACTATCTGCGGAAAAGTTTTAGCAAGTGGAAATGTTTCCAGCAGTTGTTCTCTAGTAAAGTCTTCATCTAGCGTCTTGTATTCATAGACATAGCCCCGTGTATTGCACAGAACTTTTGCCGCTTCACAATAACTACATCCAGGCTTTCCATATATCAGTATCATAATGAGAAGCCTTTAAATTTGTCTTTGTCAACATCTTGTTTGATGCCGCCGATAATATAGCTTTCAACTTCAGTTTCTTGCGGAGCAACTTGAAGTCCGCTGCTACTTAGCCAGTGTGTAGTCCAAGGTAACGGATTTGTATTAACCGGAGCATCAAAAATTGCATCAAATCCCAAGGCCTTAAGACGACGATTAGCAATATATTCTACATACTGATTTAGCAGTGTTGTATTAAGGCCGATCATTGATCCATCTTTGAACAGATATTCTGCCCAATCTTTTTCTTCTGCAACACACTCACGCCATAGTTCATATACTTCGGCTTTGCATTCTCTCGCAACTTCGGCCATTTCTGGATCGTCTTTGCCCTGTGCCCAAAGTTTAAGAACATGAGTACTCAGTGCAAGATGTTGCGCTTCGTCACGAGCGATAAGGCTGATAATCTTGGCTGAGCCTTCCATTAGTTTTAGTTCGCCGAATCCAAATGTACATGCAAAACTTACATAGAAGCGCAATCCTTCAAGAATGTTTACGGTCATCATTGCAAGATACATTTTCTTTTTAACATCATGCAGAGTACCTTCGCCACGATGGAAGTATGCATCTGCTGCTTGGTTAAAGGCATCGTAATGCTTGGTCACGCTGGTTGCTCGTGCAATGATCTTTTCATCATCTAGAATAGTATCAAACACTTCGCTAGGATCAGGATACACATTCTTCATGATATGTGTATAGCTGCGGCTGTGGATAGTTTCAAAGAAGTCCCAAGTGACAATGCAACCTTCTAGTTCAGGAATACTCACATGAGGAAGGAATGCTAGGCATGGACCGCGACCTTGAACACTGTCTAATAGTGTTTGGTACTTTAGATTAGCTGTAAAGATATGCTTTTGCTCTGGACGGAAGTTTGCGAAGTCCGCTCTATCTTTCTGTAGGCTTACTTCTTCCGGACGCCAAAAATAACCAAGCATGGTTTGGTTAAGTTTATCAAACACAGGAAACTTAAACGTATCGTAACGCTGTGTGTTTTGATCTGCTCCGAAGAACATGTTTTGTTTAGTAAAGTCTACTTTTTCTTTATTGAATAC